GGCTCGTGTCCGCCAATCCCCGTCAAATGCCGACCTTTTACCTCGTAAATGACTGAAACTATAGCCACATGCGTAATATGCTCATCTGATTTATCGGAAAGGCAGAAACAGTCAGGGCTAAAAGAAGGCTATTGCAGCCAAAGGTGCGAAATAACTGGATACAGGCGCTCAGGCGCTCCGAGAAAGACTGACTGCAAAAGCTGCGGGGCTGTCTGCCACGACAGGAATGATGGGCTCTGCTCCCGATGCAGAAGAGAGGCATCTGACAAGTTCAGGTCTGCAACATACGCTGCTATCTGCGAAGACTGCGGCGCTGGCTGTAGGCCGAAGCGTGATACACCAGCAGTCTGTGGCCGATGCACGAGAAAGAAGCGCGAGCGACGAAAGTGCACATGCAGAGCGTGCGGCGTGGATTTCGAGCCAGCTTCGAATGGGCGCCCTCATAATTGCCCTGCATGCAAAGACAAGATAGCGCGTGTTCGCGAGCGAGAGAAGAACGAGCCTGGATTCTACCGGGAGAAATACCTCCGCAAAAAATACGGCATCGGATCTGCTGACGTTGACCGAATGATTAAGGACCAGGACGAGAAGTGCGCAATCTGTCCAACAGACCTGGTACTTGGCAGCAACAGGGCAAACACTGCCTGTGTCGATCACTGCCATGAAGGCGGCTATGTGCGGGCGATCTTGTGCAACCGATGCAATGCAGCCCTTGGGCTATTTGACGACTCACCTGACCGGCTCAGGATGGCAGCCGACTATCTGGAGCGACATGGGAAGACATAAAAAACTAGAGCCAGTGGCTAGCGAGCCGGCGCAGGAAGAGGACCAAGCGACCGTCGATGCCATGCTCGATGGAGAATTGACGCGAATCAAAACCCTCACGGCATCGGTCTCTCGGACTCTCGAAGAGGGTTGCGCTACCCCAGCTTTGATCCGCGAGTCTAACGGTCTCAGCGCAGCTCTTGCGAAGGTCTCAGCCGAACTCAGAGCCCGCGACAAGCATGTTCGCCTCCGCCTAGACCGGCTCAGCGCCAAAGACGAAGACGCGATCGTCGCCGAGTACTTACAGGGCCTGCCCCGACCAAGGCGCAACGAATTCCTAGAACTCCTCAAGGGCCTCGACGGCAATAACGATCTGTTGTCACTCTAAGAAAGAATCCAGACTATGAAACCAGCGCTAGGCGACTACCTGTTTTACACAGCCCCCGACGAGTCCGACTTGAAGCCCGGCCCCTGGCCATGCGTGGTAGTGCAGCCAGCCGATGGCCGCCTAAGCGTCGTCGTCTTCGGACCCGGCGCAACTGGCACTCAGCGCCTCTTTGACGTGGACCCGAAAGATCTAAGCAAGGACGCCAGCCCCTATAAGGCTCCATCCAAGTCTGCGGGCGTGAAGGTTCGCAGCAAGGCGAAGCAGTCCAAGTGAGTCAGTGGAAGCTTCTGGACTTCACGTGCCCCGCTCATGGCAGGTTTGAAGTGCTCTGGGACAAGCGCGACGGCGAGCCGCATCCGATGCCCTGCCAGCACGTTCGCGACCTCGGTGGCCTCACTGGCCTCTGCCTGGCACCCTCTCCAGTCGCCACCACAAACGCAGTGCTCGGGCGCATGAGTCAAATCTCCATCTCCACCAGCAAACAGCACACTGATGACCGTCCCGATTGGTGCATGAACACAGAGAACCTCGCAGACGGCCAGGATCCGGAAGAGTGGAAGCAGGAGGAGACCAAACGGATCACGGGCAGAGACATGGCGGCAGACCGAGCCGAGATGAAAGACCGCGGCGCCAGCTTCGATGTTGGCTCTGAGTTATGCGACCCGTAGCATTCCGACCCGTAGAGCCATCCGATCTAGTTTTCATCGAGCGGAGCTACTTGGACTCGTGCCGAACTTCCCGTAGCGCTGGCCTAGGCCCGGTGGTGTCGTGGTCTCCACTTCACAAAGGGGACGGATGGTACGAGCGGGAGCTGGCAATCTGGCAGGCGATACTCAGCCGGCCAGGAGTTGGGGGCGTAGTCGCTCACAAGCCAGGAGAGAGCCCTGAGAGCCGCGCAGACATTTACGGATACTTGCTCTTTGAGGATGGCTACAAGGAGCACGAGAAGCCCCATCGCTCGCTGCCATACGTTGTCTTCTCGTACATCAAAAGCAGCTATCGCAAGCCACATATGCGAATCGAAGAGCGCCTCTTTGCTGAGGCTGGCATCGACCCGACCGAGCCTTTCCACTACGCAGTGAAGAACGCAACGATTTCCCGAAACCCACTATTTCGAAACGACAGCCACAAACCGCTGCACGTTCGATTCCCTCCATCAAAGACAAATCCGGAGAGACCATGAGCAAGAGCAACACCACCGAGCCGAGAAAGCTTCAAGAAATCTTCTACAAGAGCGTGCGCTTCAAGCAGGGCTTCCAGATGGCGCTAGGCCAGAGCAACAGCTCCCAGCTTGGCCTACTCGAATGCAGCACGAAGACGCGCCCAAGCAGGTACTCTGCACGGTGGATCGTCGGCTCCCCGGTGCTCTTCATCAAGTGGCTCTCTAGCAAAGACGAGCTGATCGAATACGACATCCCACTGAGCGAGGTCATGGGCTGCACACGGATTCCCCGGAGCGACGAACCGGCACCCGTGGCACAGAGTAGGTGAAGCCGCTAACACGGGCCTGGTTCCAGCAGAAACAGGCTCAGCGAGCACTGGCCTCAGAGGGGGCGCTTGATACTGAGGCGCTACTGGCGACGATCGACAAGGCGCTGCATCCGAAGCAGAGGGCCTTCGTCTATGACAAGCACAGGCGAGTAAGCGCAAAAGTTGGCGCCCGAGGTGGAAAGTCTACAGGCGGAAGAGCCCGGTTTCTGTACCGGATGCTCACAACGCACCGAGCCCGCTGCCTCTTCATCGCGCCGAAGCTCCACCAGTCAAAGAAGATCTTATGGGAACCCTTCAAGGACATGCTCAACAAACTGGGCATCCCATTCAAATCGACTGAGAGCATATCTGAACTCAAAATTACACTACTGCACAACGGCGCAACGCTTGAACTCGGCGGCGCCGCCACGAAAAGCGATATCGATCGGTATCGCGGGCTGGCATTCCATGAGATTGGAATTGACGAGTGCGCAAGCTTCAGACCTGGCCTACTTGAGAGACTCGTTGACCGAGTTCTCTCTGCTCGACTCGGCGACTACAGGGGAACTCTCTGGCTCATCTCGACCCCAGGACTACAGCGCGGGCTCTTTTACGAGGTCAACCGCGCCGGCTCAAAGATAGGCACTCCATTTGAGGAGCAAGACGGCGCTCCAGAAGGCTACTCAACTCATCACTGGTCACTGAAGGACGGCGCGCCCTATGTCACAGCGCTCAAGAACGCATGGGATGAGGCTCTCGACACGAAGAAGCGCAACGACTGGTCAGACGACCATCCGGTCTGGCAGCGCGAGTACCTCGGCAACGATGCGAACGACGACACCGAGAACATCTACAAATACAGGCCGCATGTAGACGGCAAGGACTACAATCAATGGGATCCGGAGAAGGACGAGAACGGATTCGCGACTCTGCCCGATCATCTTCAAGGGCACACGATCTTTTACAGCTACGGAATCGACCCCGGCATCCGCGACCCTTTCGGGCTCATCATCTGGGCTTGGTCTCCACACGACCCGACGAAGACGCTCTATCACGTTTACGAGTTCGCCAAGAAAGGCATGTACGCCGAGACGACTGCAACGCTTTTTCTTGGTCCAACTCCAGAAGGCACTGAGCCAAGGAATAGGCTCAAGAGTCCCAAGGGGCTCATTGGCAAAACTGGATGGCCAGCCGTAAAGGTTGCCGACAAGCAGAACAACTTGGCTCTCTTCGAAGAGCTGGCGAACGTCTACGGGCTCTACTTCAAGAAGGCTGAGAAGCGAGACAAGCACAGCGCACAGGAACTCTTCAACGGCGACCTGCTCGCTGGTAGAATCAAGGTGATTAAGGGCTCGGAGTACGAGCTTCAGCTTCAGACCCTGCAATACGTCACAGACGAACTAGGCGGCATCGAAGAAGACACGGCAGCACGTAACGACCTCTCAGACGCCGGCCTGTACGCTCGCACCGAGGCGCATCACTTGCACAGTTCCAGTCCGCCACCTAAAGAGCCTTACTTTCAGCCGCCCTCAAACGACGACGACAGCGACGACGACAGCGACGACTACGACGAAGGCGCTCTCTTTTTCGAAGACAACTACTACGACTCACTATGACCTCACCAAACGAATTCAGCGAATACCTCGACACGCTAATCGCGAAGGCGCCAGCTTTGCGCGCTGCTGGTGTGCTCAGCTTCAAGGCTGCGCAGTTTGGCGAGGTGATGCTAAATCCCAGCGCTGGCAACCTGCTCCCAGAGATTCCGAAGGCAAGTGTAGGCGACCAGGGCAGCGAGGAAGGCGACCCGCTCGACGACCCGCTAGCCTACGGACTGGCGCCGGGCGAAAAGCTTCCGTGGCAAGATGAGGACGATCAGCAATGAGTGAGGAAAACGTAGATAGCTGGACCGATGCCGAGAAGGGGCGCGCATTTGATGCGGTCTCCCAGGACGTTCGCGACATTCGGAGCAGGCAGAACTACCTCTATGAAAAGTTCGCCAAGATGTCGTGTATGTACGACCCTCGGCAGTTGAGCCTCTACGGGCCTAGTCGTCGGCGAGGAGGATCAGTTCCGAGCTTCAACCTCATTGCGACATCTGTTGATTCAGTTCACGCGAGCTTGGCATCTCAGGAGGTGCGCACTCGCATCATTACCGAGGGTGCAGAGTGGGCGCAGCAGCGACAAGCTCGCCAGCTTCAGAAGTACGCTGACACTCTTAGCAAGTCGCTTGAGACCAACAAAATGGCCAAGCGTGCAGTCTGGGCGGCATCGCTCAAAGGACTAGGGCTTGTCAAAGTCTCAGGCACTCTGACCGAGAAAATCACAGTCGATGCGGTCCAGCCAGATTCGATCTTCGTCAATGACGAGGAAACCGAGAACTGCGTTAACCGCAAGCTGCACCACAGGTATCGAGAAGACGCCGAGAAGCTCAAGGCAAACTTTCCCGACTACGAGAAGGCCATCGACGATGCCAAAGGCGTGGCGTTCTCTGTCTCGCAGGGCTGGGAGTTCCGCAGCCTTTCTCCTGGCTACAAGTTCCGCAGCGTCTCGCCTAATCAAGTAATCGTGATCGAATCTTGGAGCCTTGCAATCGGCACCGAGGGCGAGAAGGGCTACAAGCCAGGGCGCCACACCATTTGCATCGACAGCAAAGACCTTCTCGACGAAGAGTATTCCAAGGCCTTCTACCCGTTCGCCCTCTTCCGCTGGTCTGAAGGCGATGGCGCTTCGTTCTTTGGCATCGGCGGCGCTGAGCGAATCGCGACGAACCAGGCCAAGCTGGCCAAGCTGGACTACTGCGGAGACAAGCAGATCGAGAATGGAGCGCGCCCAGTGACTTACTGGACGATGCCGAACATCACGAACATGCAGCGCACTGTGAACCACACCGGGCAATACGTGCCGACGATGGACGGGCAACTCCCTCAGACTGTGGTGCCGCAAACGATCTCCGGCGAGCAGCTTGCCTACCGCGAGCGCACCAAGTACGAGGGCTACGAGGCTTTCGGGACTTCGCGAGACCTGGTGGACGGCAGCGTGCCCGACGGCATCGAGTCTGGTGTTGGCGTTCGAGAAGCTCGCGCAACTGCAACCGGACGATGGGCGCTGCAAGAGATGGACTTTGAGCAGGTCAATCTTGACATCATTTGGCTCATTCTGGACCGCTGCAAGGACCTCGGCAAAGACGCCCCCGACATTCAGAGCACGACGTTTAAGGGCGGCACGAACGCTCTAAAGTGGGCAGATGTGGACATGGTGCTAGTCCGCTCGCA